GGAACACAAAGAGATGAAAACCCTGACCGCCGACCAACTCAGCGCCTTCTTCCAGGAGGCCAGGGACAGCGGCGTGTACGAGCTCTACTACCTCGATCTCGCCACCGGACTGCGGCGGGGCGAACTGCTGGGGCTAAAGTGGACGGACGTGGACTTCCAGCACGGAGTACTGAAAATCCAACGGGCCATTTCACGGCAAAACGGCAAAGTAGTCGAGGCACCGCTGAAAACGAAAAACGCCTACCGCGCGCTGCCCATGTCGGCGGATGCGATAGACGTTCTGATGCAACAAAGAAGAAAAACGGGCAACAGCGAATGGGTATTCCCATCGCCCACCGGAGGCCCCATGTCCCCGGACAGCGTCCTGCACATGCTCCAGCGGGTGCTGAAACGGGCTGGGCTGCCCCGCATCCGATTCCACGACCTCCGCCACACCTTCGCAACCATGGCGCTCCAGAACGGCGTGGACGTGAAAACCGTCAGCAGTATGCTCGGTCACTACTCGGCGGGCTTCACGCTGGACACTTACGCCCACGTCACCACCGATGCGCAGCTGAAAGCAGCCCAGACGATGGGGAACATCCTCTCCCGTGCTGTCTGACGGTTTCCGCTACCCGCTCCCGTTGGGGTCAGCGTTTGGGTCGGGAAAAAGTGGTATCCAAAAATGACAACTTATGAAAAGCAAAAGTCCTCGAAATCAGACGATTTCGAGGACTTTTGGTACGCCACAACCGTTCAAATCCGAACCCTCCAAGTCTTTCAGGTTCTCTTGCATCTCAATGTAGGAAACTTGGCTGGCGTCTTTAATATTAAAATACATAACCACCTTATCGTCATACAGGTAGATAGAATTCACAAAAATATCAATCACCCGCTGCCGGAAGTCCGGATCCATGGGATCACCATGGACGAACTGCTGGAGCCATGCTATGATCTCGTCCTCCGAAAGCGTGATCCGGCTGGCGACCTTCAGCTTTGCCAGATCCACCTCGGCCTCCTCCTTTTGGACGGCCAGCAGGTCGATCCGCTCGTTGATCTTTGCGACGGCGGGGGCGGCGGTGGTTCGGATCAGGGTATCCACGAGGGTATCCATTTCCTTGTCCATGGCCCGGATCTTTTTCTCAAGCTCACGGACTTTTCCGGCGTCAAAGCTGCGGTTATATTCGGCAACCACGCCAGCGGCAATTTCGTGGATCCGCTGGTCGGTCAGAATGCTGGTCGTGATCTGCTCCACGATGTACCACTCCAGAAAACCCTTTTTTTCGTTTTTCTTCTGGCAGGTATGGACTTTTTTACGAGTGGCGCAGGCGTAATAATGGTAAGTGTTCCCGCACTTTCCGCGTCCGGATTCTCCAACCATGGGGGAGCCGCAATACCCGCAGAAGACTTTCCCCTGCAGCTGGTAGTCCTCTTTTGCCTTGACCCTGCCCGGCGCCCGTCTGTTGCGTTCTAACATGGTGCCGACCTTGTCGAAGGTGGCGCGATCCACAATAGCCGGCACAGCGTCCTCGACGGCCATTTCATCCTTAAAGGTGTAGGTGCCGATATACGTCTGATTTTTCAGCATGACGGAAAAGCTGCTGAGGGTAAAGGGCCGCCCGGATCTGGTTCTCCATCCCCGGCGGTTACACTCTTTTGCAATTTCTGTTTTCGTCATGCCATCGGCGTAGGAGCGGAACGCGAAGCGGACGATCTCCGCCTCGTCTTTATCGACCACCAGCCGCTTGTCTTCCACACGGTAGCCAAGAGGCGTGTTGCCGCCAAGGGTCAGCTGCTTTTCGGCGTTCTGGCGCATACCGCGCCGCACGTTCTGGGAGAGCTGGCGGCTGTATTCTTCCGCCATGGCCTCCAGCACGGCCTCCAAAATAATGCTGTCGCTGCCGGCGTCTATGCCCTCCGTAACGGACAGCACCTTCACGCCGTGCTTTTTCAGCTCATTTTTGTAGATGGCGCTGTCATAGCGGTTTCTGGCAAAGCGGTCTAACTTCCAGACAAGGACATATTTGAAGATGCCTTTCTTTCCGTCTCGGATCAATCGCTGGAATTCCGGACGGCTGTCAGCGTGGGTGCCGGACATGGCCCGGTCGATATATTGGCCGACAACACGGAATCCGCGCTGTGCCGCGTACTGCATACAGGCGTCGATCTGGCCGTCGATGCTCTGGTCATTCTGGCCGATAGAGCTGTAGCGGGAATAGATCACGACGTCGGCCACATCGTTGTTAAAGTCCGGCCGCACAGCCTGAGCAAACACTGCCATAAAATCCCTCCATTTGTGATTATTTCAAGAGCCGCCTTTTTACGGGCGGCTCTTTTTATTTGTCATGCCATTTTTGTGCCGCTGGAGCTGTGCCCAGCGGAAGCAGATGATCCGTCCGCCGCTTTTTTCTGTTCCTCCAGCTGGGAACGGTAATAGGCGACCTCTGCCTCAATATCAATAGAGCCGGGGGAAGCGGGCGCGTGTGGGTCTGCGGGAGCCATTTCATTGCCCACGGCGGCGGCCACCTCCCGAATGTAGTCCATAATGACCCGTCTGCTCTCAGGCTTCATGTTCACGAACTTCTCAATCAGGATATATTCGCTGTGCTCCAAATGGTAGGTATCGGCCAGCATATCCAGCGCGCAGCTGGGGGCCGCTTTGAACATTTCACCGTTTCCGGTGCGTAGCCATTCTTCGTTTACGCTAAATTCTTTACAAATATTATTGAGAGCAGCAGCGGAAGGAGACCGTCTGCCGGTTTCATAATTAGCAATATTATTTTGAGTAGAACCAATTCGAGCGGCAAAGTCGCTCTGCGTAAGGTCCAGAGCCTTGCGCAATTTTTTTATGCGATCACGCATTGATGTCACTTCCTTTCTATACCAGATATTATATCACAAAAATGTCTTTGTCAATAAAAAATTGCAAAGACATAAAAAGACGCTTGACAATAATGCCAATGGCATATATTATAATGCCAAAGACATACAAAATAATCACAAAGTGAAATGAGAGATGAGCTGTATGTTACATGAATACACAAAGGAGGTGCCCCAAATGGCAGAAAAGAAGTATACAACCGAAGCATTGGAGGACGCCGAGCAGCTGGCGAAGATCCTGGCCAAGGTGCCCAGAGAAAGAAAGCCTCTGGTCACGATGATGGCAAGTGCGTTTATTGCCGGAGCGGAGGCCCAGGCGCAGCTTACCGCGCCGAACGGCTCTACCAGACAGTGAGAGGAGGGATCAAAGTGGCGCTTGTACAAGTGGGCATCATCGCCCTGCGGGCACCGGATGGGAGTTTTTTACCGTCCACGCCAATCTATAAGGATCTGCCGGTGAACGAGCGGGGCCGCACGGCGCAAGAGGAAAAGGCCACGGCGGAGATCTCCAGAATTCTGGCCGCGAAGTTCAAGGCATACATGGATGGCTGCCAAGGCAATAAAGAATCGGAAGAAGGAGAAAAGGAAAATGACAAAGACCCTGTGTAAACCATGTGCCGTTGCCCTGGCGGCCAGCGGCAAGACCGTGAAGCCCATTGCCCACCGGTGCGAGAAAATCACCTGTTCGGCGTGCGGACGGCGCCGGTTCGGGATCACCTATGAAGTGACCGGGCAGGCAGTCAGAAAGAAGGAGGGAACGAAGGAATGAGCCAGAAGGCTGAAAAATATGCCCGCCACTTGGAGCGGCGGGTGGACAAGCTGGAAAAGGACATGGCGGCCATTACCGCCGAGCAGATCAGCCAGAACGCGCGGACTTCTGCCGTGGAGGATGATCTGGCGGTTCACCGGGCGGCGGAGGAGGTCAAGGCTGCCAAGGAACGCAGAGCCGCCCGCGCGGAGCGGGAGCGTCAGCGCAGGATCCGTCGATGCAATCAGGTTCTGGCCTTTATCGCATTGGCCCTGTTTGCCGCGATCTGTGTTGTGGTAGCGGCCAAGGCGTACAGCGACGCGCCGGCGGCGGTGTCTGCCACGCCGGAGATCCCGGTGGCGGCCCTGACCACGGAACCGCTGTTCACGGCGGCGGAGGTGGAATACATGGAAGACCCGCGGGAAACGGAAAAGATCGAGGCGGCGCTGCTGGCGAAAAGCCACCGCATCGACAATGTGACTGTTACCCATTACTGCGTTTGCGAAGAATGCTGCGGCAAGTCTCCGGATCATCCGGCCTATGGCGTCACGGCCAGCGGCCGCATGGCCGCGCCGTATGTCTCCGTGGCGGTAGATCCGTCCGTGATCCAGCTGGGGGCCGATGTGCTGGTGGATTACGGTGACGGCGAGATCTATTACTACCGCGCCGACGATACCGGCCCCAAGGGGAACCACATTGACCTGTGCGTCAGCAGCCACGAGGAAGCGCTGCGGCTTGGCGTTCAGACCGCCACGGTGTACTGGGTGGAGGACTGATATGGTCAAGGTCCGAGAGTACGCGATCTCACCGGTGGAACGGTCACGCCGGGAGCGCTGGCGGGCCGTTGGCCGTGCCAGAGTGGTGAGCAAGAAATATGGCGCCGTTGTGGTGCCGTGCAGATCCAAGCTTACCGCGTTGATGAACGCGGCAGAGGTTTGGGGCTGTGACTGGACAGAAATACGGGACGCGGAGGTGTGGGCCGTCGAAAAGGACGAAAGGGCGGTGCCTGTGCCGCGCCTGATATGAAGGAGGTTTCAAGTGATTATCAACGAAAGCGGATTGATCGCCGCAATGAAAAGGGCCTACCGGGCAGACGGTTACACCGTGCTGAACAGCGGCGGCGATGTGGCTGTCTATACGGAAAACTGGTTCGTTCTGGCCAAACGCCCCCTGCTGCCGCGCAAGGTGCTGGCAACCATCGTGGAGCACATGGGCATGATCCCGGAGGTAGATATGCCCACGTCGATCGCAAAGGACGAGGAACCGCAGCTGGTCTTGAGAGAGACGGCGGCGGACGATATGGAGCACTGGCGCGGCGGTGACCGCGGCGAAGAGGTGACGGTCGTGCCGGTGATCATGCAGGGATACCAGATCTACCAGCCGCCCGGCGGCGGTGCCTGCTGGGGCGTCCCCCTGTATCTGATGAATATGCTTGATCGGGACGCGGTGGAGTATGGCGGCGCGGACGTGATCGACGAAAACCGACTGATGTGGACGGCGGACGGCGAGGCCATCGTGATCAACGCGGTACGGAAAGCCCGTTCCAGTTGGGCAAAGGAATGGGAACGGGCGGTGTGGAACGCTTTGGAGGGCGTGGATCTCCACAAGGCGGAACATCCGACAGGCCGATGAGTGAGAAAAAGAAAAGCGGCTGACCGTTGCACCGGTCAGCCACAAAGAGAAAAACATGAAAGGAGAATTTCCCTCGCCTGTCATTTTAGCATGGGCGAGGGAGAAAAACAAGGGTATGAACGAGTTTTTGGAGCAGGCATTGAATAAACTCACGGAGAATGTGAGCGGCTGGAGAGAGGGCGCGATGGCGCAGAGCGTCCGGGAGGCACTGGGCGATTTCTGCCGGCAGGATGCCGAATTTGCCCAGGCGGTTGCCCAGGGCGGCAGCTTCAAGGAGTGCATGGCGGCGGTGGCCAAAGGCGTTGGAAACAGCATTTCGGATCTTGAAGCCTACCGCAAGGCGGTACAGTTCTATTTTAAGGGCGCGGACATCCGTTTTCACATGGTGATCGACCTGTGCCCGGCGGCGGAGGGAGAAATGGCCGCGCCGCCTTCCGCACAGAAGAAGATCCTCGACCTTTCGGATTTCCTGTGAGGTGGGCGTATGAGTATGTGTGGAAATTTAACGGAAGAGGAGCGGAAGGACGCTCTGGAGGTCCCATTTGCCTGCACGGGAGAGGAACAGGAATTTATTGAGCGATGCTTCAGCGGCTATCTCTTTTTTGAGCGTGAGCAGAACGAAATGGGGCGGGACGGCGTGAGCACGGAGTGTACGCGCTGCGGCCGGAAGGTGTGGTGGACTGACCGTGAGTGGAAGGACTTCAAGCGTCAGCACGGCGCGAAGGAACGTTCCTGCGTTATGTGCCCGGACTGCGGCAAGGACGTGACGCTCTACGCACGGGGTAGACTGCTCAACGGAAATTCGCTGGACGAATACCGGAAGATCGTGTTGCTTCGGGTCCTTGACGGTGCCCTGCGTGCGGTGGCACTGCTGGCGCGGAAACACCACGGACGATGGGAATCGGACGCGGCGGAGGCTGATGTGAAGGCCGCCTACTACTTTGCGGAGGGAAAGTGCCAGAAGTGGAAACGGGAGTGGGTGTGGAGCGGTGAAGAATGGGAGCCGCGGCTGGTTCCCCAGAAAAGCATAACGGAGCCGTTTGCGGACTTCCAAAACTGGGGCTGCTACAGGCCGGGATACTATGCCGTTCACGGTGTAGATCAGATCGCGGCCTCGCCGCTGAAATACTGCGCGGCGGAGCAGTTCTTTAATTTGTACGACGATGATACGCGTGAGATCACAATGGGGCTTTTGACCTACCTCGGGTTGTGGACACGCTACCCGCGCGTTGAACAGCTCACAAAAGCGGGCTGTAATCTGATTATTCAGGACGCCATCAAAGGTAACATGAACGGAAGTGCCCTCGACTGGAAGGCAAAGACCATGCCGGCCTTCTTCGGGCTGGACAAGCCTACGGCAAAGCGACTGCTTGCCGGAGGTATCGGAAGGCGCGAGCTGGACGCACTGGAGGTCGTGCGGCTGGGTGGTCTGACGCTGGAGCAGGCACTAATGGTATATGACCGGATCGGCGGAAAAGATGAGAGGAAACGCTGCCGTGGGGCGTTTAAGAAGGTCGGCGCGGATGCGCTGGTGCTGGTGCGGTATCTGGAAAAGCACCAGCATAAAAACGCACGGATGTGGCTGGATTATATCGACGCGGCAAAAAAGCTGGACTATGATCTCACACTGCGGGACGTGGCCTTTCCGAAGAATTTGATCGGTGCGCATGACGCGGCCACGGCGGCGGTCAAATATGAGGAAAGCGCCGCGGCGCAGGCGGGATACAAAAAGAAGTATCAAAAACTTGTGAAGAAATACAGCTTTACCGCAATGGGCCTTTCCATCGTGGTGCCGGAGAATGACAGGCAGATCATCAACGAGGGGAAGATCCTGCATCACTGCGTGGGCGGTTACGCGGAGCGCCACATGACCGGCAAGGCGAAGATTCTCTTTCTGCGCAAGGAAAAGACGCCGTGGCGCAGCTACATCACCATCGAAATGTGCGGTAAAAAGGGCAACGACATTCGACAGATCCACGGATACCGGAACGAGCGCAAGGATGAAAAACGGCTCGCCTCGCCGCAGGAGCGGCATGGAGCTTTCATCGATCTCTGGCTTGCGTGGTTAAACGCCGGAAGCAAACGGGATAAAAACGGCAGGCCCGTCCTGCCTGTGAAAGGAGAAAAAACAGCATGAGTATGTATGACATGGTAGAAGTGATGCCGAATGAGGAGAGCGAGGGCGCGGTACTGAGCGGAATGTTCGGAGAGAGTGCTCCGGTCGAAGCGCCGCGTGGGATCGAGACCATCACCGAGGAAATCCTGAACTACAAGCGCACGGCGGGTGAGAGCATTTTGGAGATCGGCCGCCGCTTGAAAGAGGCGAAGGCGCTTTTGCCACATGGGGAATGGCTCCCTTGGCTGAGTGAAAAAGTGGAGTTTTCGGAACGCTCCGCACAGAACTTTATGCGCCTTGCGGATGCCTATCAAAATCCGCAGACGCTTGCGGATTTGGGGGCCTCGAAAGCATTGGTATTACTGGCTTTGAACCCTGTTGAGCGCGATGAGTTTTTGAATGAAAAACACGATGTTCGAGGGGTGGAAAAGACGGTGCCGGAGATGTCGGCCCGGGAGTTGGATGAGGCTGTCCGGCAGAGGAAGATCGCCGAGCAGAAGGCTGACGAGATGGAACGGGAACTGGAAAAGCAGCGGACGGCCACGGCGGACGCGGAGGCGGCGGCAGAGAGGGCGCGGGCGGCGGAGGAGGCCGCCCGTGCCGAGGTAGAGGAGGCAAAGAACGCTTCCCTTGCCGTGCAGGAGCGCACAGAGGCATTGCAGCGTGAACTGAAGGAGCTGCGCGAGAAACCGGTGGAGGTTGCCGTACAGAATGCCAGTGAGGAGCAGATCGCGGCGGCGGTCAAAGAAGCGGAAAAGGCGGCCAAGGCCAAGCGTGATGCGGCGGTTGCCAAGAAGGCCGAGGAACTGAAAGCGGCGGAGGAGCAGCGCGACGAGGCGCGGCGGGCTGTGGAAAGTGCCGAGGCCGCGAAGAAGGCGGCGGAAGATCAGGCGGCGGCCCTTCGCGCCGAACTGGCGAAAGCGAAGAAGAGTGCGGCGGCCATGGATAATAAGGCTCTTGCGGAATTTGGCGTCC